GCGTCGCTGTACCTCATCGCCGCCACCTCGGGCGCGGGGCCTCAAATCCGGCTGCGCCATCGTTTGGCGCTTCGTAACCACTGAGAGGATCGCGCCATTCCGCCGAGGTCATCTGACGATAGACCGAGGCATAGTGTTCGCGCATCAGCACGCGGTCGCGCCAGGGCGCGGCCAGTTTCTGAAGGGCCAGCCAGACACGGGTGGTCGTGTCGAAACCCGGTCCCTTCTTGTCGGCCTCTTTCTTGTCATCCGGCTTGGGCGCGGTGACGATCTCGCCCCCGACGGCTGCGACCGCACCCCCGGCATAGGGGCCACCCGCATGTGGCCCCGCTGATGCGCCTTCACCCGCTGCCGGCTGGCCATTATTAACGGCGATATTGATCACTGTCCCCCCGGACATGCCCGAAAGCCCTTTGGACGCCTCATCCGCTTTGGCCTTGGTTTTGTCCTCCTCGACTTCCTTGATGGCGGTGTTGGCCTTGGTCAGCGCCCCGTGATGCGTGCTGATCAGGGTCATCAGTTCCGTCAGGTCGCCAAACACGTCCTGATTGGCGTCAATCGCCCCTTGAGCCTTTTCGCGCACATCGGATTCGGAGCCGCGCACGGCGTCAGCTATGACCAGCCCCAGCGCATCGACATTGCGAAAAAGAGTCTGAGGCACACCACTGCCGCGCCGGGTCCCCACGACCAGCCCGGCCACGATCATCAACAGGCAGAAGCCGACGCCGATAATCCACAACACCCCCCCGCCATACCACAGGCGAATAAGGGTGTCCCACAGGCTTTGATCGTAAAACCCGTCCGGCGGCGTCGTATAATCGTCTCCGGCATAGCGCATGCGCCCTGAAAACCTCCCCCAAAGCGGTTACATCGCCAAACGGTTAACAGATTGCCACGCTTTGTGCCAGCACGGTAGAGCTATTTGAGCCCGCACGCAGCAAAAAGGGCTCACCCGGACATTCAGCGGGCGGCCTTGCCCTGCGTTTTCAGCGCGCTCTCTTCGACGCGGCGCAGCAAATCCTTGAACTGCGTAATCTCCTCGGCGCTCAGCCCGGCCAGCACCTCCTTCTCGAACTCGACCGCAGAGGGCGCAACGTCGTTGAACAGGCGCTGACCTTCGGGCGTCAGGATCAGGTGGTGCGAACGCCCGTCATGCTCATGCGGGGCGCGGGTAATCAGACGGCGCTTGGCCAGAGCCTGAGCGGCGCGCGAAATCGTCACCTTATCCATGCAGGTGCGCTTGACCAGCGCCTGCTGCGTGGAAGGGCCGTCCTCGTTCAGAACCCAGATCAGACGCCATTCCGGAATTTTGAGGCCATAAAGGCTGTCGTAGGCCGTCGAAATGAGAGCCGATACGGCGTTGGAAGCCACAGACAGTCTGTAAGGCAGATAATTGTCCAGTGACAGCTTGCTGTACGGCATGAAGACTCCTCCCGAAAGGTAAGGTTCTAATGACAGAACTCGGATCATATTGGCAAATGAGATTTATTTAATCTGAGTACTAATTTTTCTTAATAATATCAGTGGTTGTGAAAACGGCCCTTTGTGACAAAGTACTTATTTGAAGCACGAAGTCACACAAATACAGGAGGTTGTGACGGCTACGGACGAATACCGCAGCCGCCATATCACACCCCGCCGCTTAAATCAGGCGCTGCTCCGGCTCGGCATGAGCCAGAATCACCCCCTTGCCTATAAGCAGCTCGCGCGCCGCCTCCCGTCGATCGACATTGCCGACGCTGTATGTCGTCTCGACCGCCTCGATCTCGGCCCATTCGAAGATGGCGCGGATTTCCGGCCGGTCATTGATGGACATGACGAAGCGACCCTCGATCGCCCGCAACCGGTCGGCCATGCGCTGGAAATCGCCACGCTGAAAGATGCCTGAGCCATAGTCACCCTCGCCGCCCCAATAGGGTGGATCGAGATAGAACAGCGTCCCCGGCCGGTCATAGCGGCTGATGCAATCCATCCAGTCTAGGTTTTCGATGACGACCGTCTGCAGGCGCTGCCGCAGGCGCTCGATGCGCGGCTCGATTCGCGCCAGATCGAAATTGAACTCGCGGGTGGGCGACACTCCGAAGCTTCGCCCAGCCACCTTCCCGCTAAAGCTGAGGGTCTGAAGGTACAGGAATCGCGCCGCCCGCTCGATGTCAGTGAGGTCTTCGTCGCGCGTTTCCTTCAGGCGCTCAAACTCGACCCGCATAGCCGGTCGCCATTTGAGTTCCCGAAAGAGCGCCTGTGGGTGGCGCTGGATAACCCGATAGAGATTGACCAGATCCGAATTGATGTCGTTTACCACCTCGACTGAGGTCCGCAAGCGACGGCGGAGAAACACCCCGCCCATCCCAACAAACGGCTCAACATAGGCCTGATGATCCGTTGCCGCAAGAACCGCGCATATCCGTTTTGATAGATGGCGCTTTCCGCCAAGCCACGGCGCGACCGGCTCCGTAGCCTCAACAGGAATGAGAACATTATAGGAACATTTCATTGACAATTACCCCTCGCCCGCCATAACAATCGGCCCGCCTGTGCAGGCTGGGCGGCGACTGTCGATGGATTCAGACGTGAACGCATGGAGATCGAGCGAGGGGGTTACTCGCTGTGAGGCGCGCTGGAACGCGCCAAACCCGCCCATTTTTTGAGGACGGAAGCCGGTCGCCGGGGCGGCCGGAACAGGAGGGACCATGACAGAGCTTTTCCACGGCGCGGGCGTGTTGCTCGCCGTTGCCCGCCATGATCGGGATTTCATGTGGTGCGAAGCGGTCGGCGACCATTTCGAAGTCGCTGGGTATAAATACCGCAAAGACGGGACAGCCCTGCCTCAGCTTCCGCGCGCCCCGCAAATCGTGGACGTGCAGGACCTCGGATATGGCTTTGCACGAGGCATCGCTTGATGCCTGCTTACGAAAAAATATGAATAAATTAGATTGATTTGCCACGGTTTACGTGGCATAAGGTGAGGGTCAGGCGATGTTGCCTGATGACCCTAGAGGAGAACGACTATGAAACTTCGGTTTCGGTTCTCTTTTAGAAAGTCCCTCAACCGGCTGGTCTTAGATTTGACCGTCAAAATCAGCCGACTGAGAGACCTCTTCTAAAGGCGGGGTGGGGGGCGGAAACGCTCCTCACCTTGCCCTAGGGATTATCACCAAAAGGCGAAAAATGCAAGATTTGCCCCCACTGATTCCGGCTGACCTGAAGGCCGCCCGCGCCATGCTTGGCCTTTCGCAACGCGCTATGGCCGAGGCTATGGGAACTCCGCGACGAACTTATGAGGACTGGGAAAGTGGAAAGAACACTGCCCCTCCGATGATCAGATTAGCTATCTCTGCCCTGTATCATGGGTTGAAGCCGTGGAATCCTCAGCGTGAAGAAGCCGAGCAAGCTGAGCAAGAAAGACAGGATCGCTTCATGGACAAATTTTTCGCAGCCACTCAGCGTCCTCTTTGAAGCTACAGAGCATTAAATTCTACCCCACCCGCGCGGCCTGAAAGTGCATGCCGTCCGGCCTTGACCACGGACCGCCCCACACCCAGCCTTCGGCCTCGAATGCCTCGACCACATAGCGGTTTTCCGGCTGACCGAAATTCGGGGTCCGGTCGCCGAAGCCATTGCGCGCCGGGTCGAAATCCACTGCGCAGCCATAGGCATGCATGGAAAGCGTGGTCCCGCTGCGCTTCGGGCGATAGGTGAAGCCCCCGCCATAAAGGTGCATCCCCAGCCGCTCTATTTCCGCCTGTGTCCCTGCTCGCAGCCATATCGTATCGAGGGCACGCTTCAGACTATCGGCGCATTTGCGATGAACGCGGATGGTCGAGATGACCATATTCGGGGCCCAGCTGGCGACCATGCGCCACGGCACGGCAACCTTAACCAGATTGGTAGTCTCCCATTTCGGATCAAGCGCCACCGCGCCGGGATTGCCATAGAAGGCGGCGCACTGGCTTTGCAGTGGCCATATAGGCTTTGTCTGTGTCATTTCACACCTTCGATTTTTGGATTTAACCCGGCATAGCGCCACATGATCAGGGCGGCTCCGGCGAGGAGCATGATATCGCCCAGGTCGATCGGCCTGCCGGTCAGGCGGTTGATTCCACCCCAGACGATCCCGGCCCCGAACAACCCCATGCCCACCCGCTCCCAGAGCGGCAGGTCGGGATAGCGGCAAAGCGCCCAGACGATCATCATAAGAATGACTAGGCCAAGCGCGGCCCCGATGGCGATCAGGATAATATCGGTCATGCGCCGCCCTCCCCACCACCCGAAGTCCCGCGCGGCAACAGCGACGACAGCACACCGAGCGGATCGCCCGCCACACGTTGCGCCCATTTCAGAAGCGGCGGCAGAACGGTCATGGCGCTTAGGCTGGTGAAAAACATGATCGAGGAGCGGATTTCATCGGCCATCTGCCCGCCGAAGATCAAATGGTTGACGATGCCGCTAATGAACGGCGACCCGAACACAGCCGTGACGAAACCGACCAAGACGGCGACCACCCGCCCTCTTAGGGATAGCTGCCCCACAAAGGCGAGGCTCATCACCGCCCCGGCAAAGGCCGCCGCGTGGGCCGTGACCGCCGCACCGACCTTAATCACCCACGGCTCGCTGAGGATATCCTTGCTCATTGCGTGCCCCCCAGCGCCTTCACCTGCGCCTGAAGCGCGGTCAATTGCCCCCGGATCGCCCCGCAGGTGTCGAGTGCCTCGGTATATCCCGTCACCACGTCCGCCGCCGTCATCGTGCCATCAGCCTGTCGGGGCGGCGGCGCTATCTTGGGCGGTTCCGCCAGCAGATACGGATTGACCTGCGGGCCGCCCGTTGGCGACGGCAATGGCCTCGTCGAGCAGGCCGACAGCATCAGCAGGCAGGCAACGCTCGCTATAAATCGGGTCGCGAATGATTTCACGGGTATGCTCCCTTATCTCCCTGACAGACGCCTGCCGGGATTGTTCAGTCTGGGCCGCCAATACAGACAGCCGGTCGATTTCGGATTGCGCCTCAGAAACAGCAGATGCAGAGGCAGAAGACGCCGCCAGATCGGCGCGCGCCCGATTGCCCCGTTCGGCGCTGACACCTTCGGCATGGCCCCGGAGGTACCCGCCCACACAGGCAGAACCCGCCGCCAGTACTGAGGCCAAAGCGGCAATGATCATGGTTTTCGGGTCGGACACGTCCCTCTCCTTTCTCCTTTCGAACACAAAAAAAGCCCCGGTCCATAAGGGCCGGGGCTAGGATTTGGTGGGCATTAATTACAGACGGCCATTATTCAAAGCGATCAGGATAGAGCCCTGTGCTACGCTTGCCCGCCCGCCCATAGTTCGATGGCCGCGCTTGGTCGGATGCACGCGGTCCTCGGATACGTCCAAATCAGCATTGCCGACACCCGTTGTCGTCTGCTGTTGAGTGGACGTATGGGTTCCGCTTTGTGTGCCGCTCAGAGCGATCGGAGCACCGCCAAGCGTTGATGAAATCTGCCACGTATTAGCTGTCTGGTTCACAACATAGTAGTCCGTAGCCACAGACGCCCCGGTAGGCAGCGCCCCCGTAGTGGCCAGTCGTATAATGGACCCGTTACGATACTGGTGCAGCGTAGACGTGAACGTCGAAGTGGCGATATCAATAGTGGTTTCCTTGTTCGCGCGTACCGCAAACCCCGTTCCGGTTATCCAAGGCCGCGCGTCAGTAGAAACAGGCGAGAAAACGCAGAGGCGATCCGCGAATTGTGTAACAGCCGCCTTGATCGCGTTTTCCGTATTGATGGTTGCGGAGTTATTATTATCCCGACCTGTTTGCGAGCCGAACACCTCAATCGGAACATTAGGCAGCTCAGACCGCAACAGATTCAAACATTCCAAAAGTTCCGCGCTGATATCTCCGGGGTTGAATGTCCTGTCATTGTAACCGTGGTCAATGACAACGACATCAATCGGATCATTGCCCGCTCGTTTATGGTGCATTTCCAGCAAAACCGGTATCTGGTCGCGCAATTTGGCTCGTGTACCACCATTATCCGCAAGGATACCAGTTGCACCCAATGCGCCCTGAATAACATTCGAGATGCCGCACTTCTTACCCCATATCTGCCAGAGGTTAGCACCTGCCTCCTTATAAGGAGCACCGACCGGGTCAGCCGTATAGCTCTCGCCGTAGCTCGTTGAAAGAATAAGCGCCTTGACCGATGTTTCTGACGGCGGCTTAACGACCGTATCATAGGTATTTTTGGTTTTAACCCAGTACACCGCGACATCGTTCGGCCACTCAATACGCATTTTACGAAATTTCTCGCTGGGAGCGACAATCTTCATAAAGCACGCACCAGCAGACGGCAAAAGATAGCCCGCCTTGCTCACATAACGGTCATTCACCAGTACCTGGACGATGTTATCAGTCGCTTTTCCGAGGAAAGCGACTTCCATTTCAATCGTATCTGTATGGCATTCCAGCGCCGAGTTCCATTGGTTCAGGCGTAGCGGCAGACCTACAGAGCCAGCAACATATTGATTCAGATTACCAGACGCATCATTAAACGTATTAGCCGCAGCCAGAACCATCTGATTAGCGTTAACTGCGTATGGGTATCCCCCGCAGAATGCAAAATGCGACAAGGCTTCCGCAACCAGCGCAGACCCCGCTGCGAAGAAGTAAGACGACCCTGCCGGATAAGCCCCAGAAACTGTCCCCATAGTCACCGTGACTTCGGTAGTATCCGGTTGGTCAATGGGGTTATTGCCGTTAGATGATCGGTTGTACGCACGGATCAATTTAGCAAGAGGCGTTTGGTCGTTCGACGCAGATCCCATCGCGACTAGTGAATTTAATCCCGCCCCAACGCGCCGCCAGCCCAGCGCCTCAAGCGCCGCTGCCTCTTCGCTTTCAACCACGATGCTGGCGTTTGCCGCGCAGGAAAAAGTCACGGAATTGATATCCGCGCGACCGGCTTCGCCCGGAACGGGCGGCTTCATTTCAAACTTCATAGGGTGCCTCCTTTAGGCATGAAAAAAGCCGCCCCTGAGAGGGCGGCGGAGGGAGGAAGAAAATTGCAAAGGGTCTGCTTTTTACGATCCATCGGCAATGACGACGCCGATGACCAAAGTTGAGGTTTTGCCCGTAGAGTCGATTATGGTGACGCCCCACGTTGCCTCGGCGGTATCCCCGTATGACATGGTTTTAAACCATGACTGATAGTTTCGGTTGGTTTGCGACGGCGTAAGACCCTGATCCCCGTCAATATAGAACCAGTTATATCTGTAAGGCCCCGCACCCCCCGTCACAGATATGGTGACGACACTGGTTGACACCGAGCCGCCACTGACATTGTAACCGACCGAGCTATATGAGTCCGACGTGGCGCTGAGGCTCCCGAACGCCACACCCCCGGCATAGGGCGGTGTATTCGAACGCCAGAAATACGCATTGGCCCGCGACATATCCGCAAAGGCGACCGCTGTCGGCCCTTCCCATTCCGTGAGATCGCCGGATGCCCCAAACGCCGCCCCCAGCGCCAGTACCCTGAGGGACGATCCGATCTGCGTCCGGAGCGTATCCGTGGCATCGTCAAAGACGGTGTTCGCGCCCCAGAATATATAGGGCGCATCCAGCGCGATGGACGAACCCTGACTGGAGCTAACCAGCCTGAGGCGGGCTGGCGCACCCCCTGAGGCCGCGGCGATCAACTCAAAAGCCGCCAGCGCAGACTGATTTTGCAATGCCGCCACAGCAACAGAGGTTGATGAGACCGTCGCCGAAAGACCACCCACACTGGCTGACACCGAAGCCACCTGGGACGCGGTGGATATAATGTCGTCTTCCGTTTGTGAGACGCGCGCCTCAATTGCCTGAAGGGCTGCCGCCTGACCCGCGACCGCACCGTTTATACCTGTGACAGAACTATTCAGAGAGAGGATAGATTCGCCATGGACATTTAGCGTATCGCCCTGTTGCGTCACCGTGTTCTGAAGCGCCGCGACGGTCGAGGAATCGGCCTTACCGGCAATCGAACCCGTCAAAGACGTGATCGATGCGCCATAGCTGGTCAGGGTATCGCCCTGTTGTGCCACGGTGTTCTGAAGCGCGGTGAAGGCCGCCCCATCGGCCTTCCCGTTCAGACTGCCCCACAGATAGGTGGTTTCCTGATTGAGGAAGCTCAGGCCATCGGTGTGCTGGGTCGTCAGGGTCTGAAGCGCGCCAATGGCCTGACCATTGGTGTCAATGCCTGCCTGAAGCGCTGCCGCCGAAGCCTGTATGGCCGCCGCGCGGTCGGCGGCTTCCTGCTGAAGCGCCGCCGTACGCGCCGACGCCTCTGTCAGTATAGCCGCCGCACGGGCCACGACTTCATCCGCCAGATCCGCCGCCGCCTGATCTATCTGATCCAGCACATCCTGCGACGGCCTGCCGCCGACATGGGTGGTGTCATCGGCATTACCGATCGAAGTCTGCCCGGTCGTTACCGGACTAAGGATCAGGCGGTCGCCGACGACATCGTGGATCGAGCGATAGGACACCGCCACTTCATAGGTGGTGGCGCTGGCCAGACCGGTGATTTCGGCCACCGTCTGGCTGCGCGGCATGTTCGCCCCCAGCTTCCACGCCTGCGAGGCATCCGAGCGATATTCGACAATGACCTCACGAGCGTACGGGTTGTCGCTCGCCGACCCCGTTACCAGAATGGACGGTAGGCCAGACGTATCCGTGCCGAGCACTGACGACCATTGACCCGACATCGGAGCCGGGACGGTGGCAAAATCCGGCCGCGTCAGTCCGGTAGGCGGAGGAGGCGAGGCCGTGCGACCTAGCGCGAAATCGTGCTTCGGTGTGGTCTCGGTTTCAAAGGTGAGCGTAACCGTCCCAGCCATAAAATCAGGCTCGCGACCGGTGATAACACAGAGCTGATTGTTCAGCCCCTTTTCCGGAATATGCACCGTAAGCGCATCGCCGGGTTCATACCCCATCACACGAGGCTTAAGCGGGAGCGCGATAGGTCCAATTTCACGGGCGTTGACGATCTCATAGGCCGCCAGTTGCGCCGCCTGCTTAGCGTCCTGCACGAGTTCAAAATTAGCCGATCGCGTACGCAGCGCGCCATCAAAGGCGACATAATCCGCCACCGTGACCGGCGCGCAGGCCACCATTTGCCAGTTTTGCGCCTCTAACCGACAAGATGGAATGAAGCTGTTGAAGCGCTCACGACGCGGTTTCGTGGCCGGGATCGTCCCGCCACCGGCGAGGTCATTGACCGTTATCGTGTCCAGCGCGACACGCGGCGCATAAACCCGACAGGAGATAAGCGCCCCCGTACGAGAGATGACTCCGCCACCGGCCTGCGCGAAGGACTGCAATACCCCCCATTTAGAGTCCGCAGAGGTGACGACTCCGCCGCACGTCCAGTTATTAACATCGGCCACATTAGCAGCTTCAACAAAGCTGGCCATGTCGATCATGGACGCAGGTACACCGACCCCGCCGACACGTTTGCCATTGGCATGGAAGCCGAGGCACCACGTCAGACCACAAATCCACGGGTTTTCAGACCAAACCCACGTCGCGCGGTCATCAACCCGACAGGTACCAGAACCGCCGGGATAGGTGCTATCGAGGCGCGGGTCATAGCACTTTACCCCTTTGAGCACGAACAGCGGCTGAAGCGACCCCAAGCCGACGATGGCCGGGTCGTATTCGACATCCAGCCATGCATGCGCGTAACCCGACAGCTTATGGTTGGCCGACCATTCCGGCAGCGCAGAATCACTAGCGGGCTGAGACGGCTGAACGATGGCAGCGGCGCCCAATACCCCAAGAGAGGTTTTCAGCCAGAGGCGATCTTTGTAGGAACTGGTGTTCGTCGGTTTCCCGGTCGCCGCGTTCCATGTAATCGCCTGCGTGTTCATCTTGAATGCCTCAATGGCATCAATCGGCCCGCCGCCTGATAGAACCGGGAACATGTTAAGATGTTTGTTCTTAGGGCCGCTCGGATACTGAAAGACCAGCGTCCCGGCTGTCGCTGTCCTGCCGAAGGCGAACGGGATCGGGGCCTGCGGATTGGCCTGAAACGAAAGCTGAGTTCCGCTGGATTGCAGACGCACTTTTGGCGTCAGGGCCTTTGATAAGGCTATTGACGCACCAACCTTGATCGCGGCGGCGGCTATAGCATGGGTAGCGGCCCACGCCTTATAGGCCGTGATAGCCCCCTTGATCAGCGTTATGGCTTGAGAGATTGGGTCCACACTATTTTCCCACATATGGAACGCGCCACGCGGCGATGAACTGATGGGGCTGGCTGATGCCAAAACTCCCTTTGAAACTGTGAAGGGCGCGACCATTGGTAAGGCGAATGGCCATGGCCGGAAAAAGCCCTTCAGAAGGCAGGGCCAGAATATCTCCGACCCATGCCGCAGCTGGGGGGATCGGCGGCCCAAATCGCGCCGTCAGCAGATCCTCAACGCGCTCATAGCCGAGCTTTTTCAGGGCGCGTTGCGCCCCGGCCTCGTCGGTGTATTTGGCAACCTTAAGCAGGCTGACGCGATGGCCCATATTGCGTATGTGGGCGACTGTCATACCCCTAAGGCAGTCATTGCTGTACCATGCTGAGGTCGCATCAATGTAAGCCGACACGGTTTTTTCCGTAGCGGCCGTGCGTTTCGTCAGTACACTCATCTAAGATGAAATCCCCGCGCGTTTAATGGCCGGGCGAACCCCGTCCTGTCCCCACGGCATCTGCAGTTCGATGTCAGTGACGTATTGCAGCCCAAGCTCACCGGCAAAAACCGACTGATGGAAGGCGTCTGAGAGCGTCATACCTTCTTCGGTGTCAAAGAAACGCTCGAAACCGGACACACAATCGAAAGTAACGCCGCCACTGTCATCGACGGGCAGGTTAGGGACATCGACCTCACCTATGAACCAGACATATGGCAAACCGACAACCATGCCCGTCTGCGGGTCGAATGCGCCGGCGTAAAAGGTAACGGCTGCGCCTTGCGCCTGCGGCACACAAAGGTCCGTCGCGACAACGGCATTTTCCGGCAGAATGGCGATGGTCAACGAAGGTGCTTCGTCACCCTCGCCGTCACTGCCCGTCCCGACTGGACCAAGCATCCCGACTCCGGCCTGACGCCCGACAAACTGATGTCCGTTGAGCGTCAGGAAGCCGTCGCCATCCAGCAGCCTGATAGGGCCGACCACCGGATGCATGATCTCGACCGCAAAGAAGAAGTTGATGACCGGGCCAGACAGGGCGATCTTCAATACCGGATCATAAGTCATCGGCTTAACCTTCCGTGATGGTCAAGGTCTCGAAGGCAGAAGTGCCAAATTTAGAAACGCCCGGCCCCGTCATCTCGCGGGACACGGTGCCCTCGATCACAGGGTTGACGATTTCGACCGTCGCCCCGTTTGAAAGGGGTTTCCACAGCATGGTGGTAATCGGTAGACTGACTGTACCGCCCGCTGATCCCTGCACCGACGAAGCAACGAGGTACAGGTAGCGCTTGCCATCTTCAATCACGCTGATCGGCTGGTATTCGGCAAATCCGTAATTCGGAACCAGACCCTTCAGCTTAAGCACCATCCCCGCATTGTCCGACCCGTCGACAACTGGCGCACCGGGCAGACGGTCATCTCCATAAATGCGCAGCTGGCGCGGCACGTAGCAGAGGGCGGCAGACTTCGATGCCTGCGCTATCCGCGAGGCCCACCGCGCACCATACGGAACGTACTCCATGGGCTGAAAGTCCATGATGATGCCATGCTTGTCGCCTAGCCGATTGATAGACGTGGCCCCGCCCCCCAAAGGGGAGCGAAGCACCCCGCCCGCATCAACCGGAGCCCACCGCGCCGAAGCGGCGAACGGGCGGTCCGGAAGCCATATACTCATCGCAGCGTCCTTGATTGACGGTTACGGATTTCTGTTTGCGCTAAGCGGGAGCCGTTGACAGCCCCGGCCACCGCCGCCTGTTGCGATTGCTCCGCGACATAGGCCTGAATGCGCCCCTCACCATCGACGGTGACAATAACGTTCACATTCTGTGGCGGAGAAGCCATTGTACGGGTTAAGGACCGCGATGACGCCGCGTTTATCTGAGCCGCCGTCATCACCCGTCCGTCCATTTGCGCGGCGAAAAATTCTTTCTGACCGCCGCCATCATTGACCTGATAGACCTTTCCCGCCTGCACCGTCCCGCCTCCGGCGCGTTTGCCGCCAAACAGCCCCCCCAGCCAGCCCATAACGCCATCGGCCCCCTGTTTAATCAGGGCCTCTGTCTGGGCCGTCAGAAAATCGGAAATCATCTTACGGAAGACATTGCTGACCACGTCCCCCAGATCAGCGGCATTCATGGCCGCATCCACGATCCCCTTCGACAAATCCTGCAACCCGTCGACGGCGGCCTGCTCAGCCACCGCATTGAGGTCGATAACCGTTTCCATGTAGCGTTTAAGCGGTCCCTCGAAATCCTTATCCAGCGCCTTATTCTGCGCCCCCTGAAGCCGATCCAGTTCCGACCGGGCGCGGGGCGCATCGGCGGCTGAGATTTCACCCGATGCGATGCGGGCCTCGAGTTGCTGACGCTGGGCGGCCTGTTCGGCGCTCAGCATCTGACGGGCGATGGCTTCGCGCTCTTTCTGAGTTTTGGCCAGCGATGACGCAATCGACAGGTAGGATGCGGTCAGGTCGGCGACGGCCTGTTCCGACCGCAGGCGCTCTTCGGCGATATCCAGTTCCGATTGACGCACAATGCCCCGGCGCTGTTCCTCATCGACCGCCTTACGGGCGAACAGCAGCTGATCGGCTTCGGCCTGCGTCATCTCCTTATCGGCAACGGCGCGCGCAAGGTCGCGCGCATAGCCCTGCTGATCCATTTCAAGCACCTGCAGCGCCAGATCACGCCGCTCCGCCGCCGTCTGGGCATAGGCTTCCTTGACCTGCAACAGGTCCATATCCGCCCGCAGGGTCATATCCTCCACCCGGCGGCTGTTGCGCAGGGCCTCTTCGGCGGCGCGCCTCGCGTCAGCTGCCGCTTTTTTATCATCCTTGGCGTTGCCCCCCACCCCCGTCTTCTGACTGTCACTCAGGCCCAGCGCGGCAATCGCGGCCTGCGCCTGCTGATCGGCCTGCGTCTGAGCTTTTTGAGCCTCTGCTTGGGCGGCCTGTTTCGAGACAGCATCGCGACGCTTAATTTCAGCCTGAATGACCGACAGATCGGCCCCTAACTTTTCCCGCGCACGATCATAGGATGACCGCTGAGCAGCGCGCCCCGTGCTGAAATAACTCAACTGGTTTTTCGCGCGTTCCTGCGCTGCCACCAACTCGGCATCTGACGCCTTGGTCGGGCTTTTGAGAACTTTCTCATAGGCCTTCTTCTTCTCAGCGACCGACATTTCAGCGACAGTTATACCGCCAACGGCCGCCACCCCGAAGCCGACCGGACCTGCGGCACCGGCGACCGCCCCCGCCGCGCCACCCTGCGTCGCCAAGGCCGCCAAGGCAACACGGGCCTGACCCGACAGCACAATGAGCGCCTGTAACCCCTTGATGGTTTGGGCAATGGGGCCACTGGAAGCGACCAGCCCCAAAAGCGCCAGAGACGCCAATTGAACCCCAGAGGGCAGTTCAGTGAACTTTTTGATAAGGTCTGTCGCCCCCTTAGTGGCCTCAGTAGCCGCGGGATATAGTTCTTTCCCCAGCGCGATCGCGGCTTTTTTAAACTCCGCCTGCGCGGTCTTTGTCATATTGGCCAGAGAATCCATGGTTCGCTCAGCATCACCTGACGCCACCGATGTCTTCTGCAAAATCAGATTGGTGCGGGCAATGGCCTTCGCGGCTTCGGACGCATCCTCCGCATTGCCCTTGAACCCCAGCCGCAACAACTCCGCCTTGACGGCAGTATCGTTGATGACCGCCCCGAATTTTTTCAGCGGCTCGGTTTCCCCCGTAATCCCTGAGATAACCGCCCGCATAGCGTCTTCGTCGGAGACGTTGAACAATGAGCCGATGTCGATCGAACGTTCCGCGAGGCGCTTTACAACCTCTAGCGACTGCTCCGCCTCAAGGCCCATGCCGGACAACACGAGCTGAAGATCGGTCATCTGCGATTTGACATCTATCGCCGCGCGACCGACGCGATCGGCCAGCTTTCCGGCGAAGGTTTCGGCGTCCTGAGAGGCATTGCCGAAGGCCACCTGAAAAGCGCTTTCCAGTTCGTTGGCGTCGGATGCCGATTTCAGCGCATAGGCCGAAATGGCGGCAAAAGCGACACCCGCCTTTACCTCCATGGAGCCGAATGCGGATCCGAACGAACGATCAAGGTCTTTGGCGGCCTGATCCATTCGTTTTTGCATGGCGCGCGCGGCCTTATCAACCTTGCCATTGGCCTGATCCATCTTCTTTTCCAGACGCTTTATATTTGCGTCTATCTGAAACATCAGAAGTTCAAGTTCGGTTGCACCGGTCATCCAAAGCTCCAGTCAGCGGTTTCATGCTCTCGCGCGGTCGGGGTTTCCGGCGCGTCGGGCGGACAATTGGCGGCGCGCCAGCCTTCGGCCGCCTGATAGAACTGCCACAGACTGACGCCGTTTAAAGCGGACGGCGGCCATCCCATGACCGCCGCCACCCGATAGATATTGGAAAAGGAAATCAGCTTTCGGGGGTCGGAGGGGTTTCCCCCGCCCCCCCGGACTCCCCCGGCTCACCGTCCTTTTGGCTTTCGGGTGCGCCGCTGATAGCCGCCATCAGGATCAGATAGGCCAGAGACTTACAGTCCATCACGTACGGGCCTGAGCCGTAACGCTCGACCATGATGGCGGCGGCGTTCGGCTCCATGCCGCCCCCGATCAGCCCAAGACGCAGGGTCTCACTGATTTCGCGCGTCTTATAGTCGCCATTCTGGATATGCCGGATCATGGCTTCCGGCCCCAGATCGGTGAGTTCCTGAAGCTCATCCAGACGGGGCACATCAAGCTGAAAGACCCGCTTTTGCCCGCCAAACGGTAAATTGACCTTCGCTGTACGACTCATGGGTTACGCTTCCGGCAACGGGTCAGGCATGGCCGCCAGCGCGACCGGGCCGTCGCTGACGAAGGTCAGGCTGTTTTGAGCCTCCTGATTATATTCGCCGTTAACGCCCATGGTGGTCAGCTTGAACGGGCCGGTCCACACGGGCGCGCCCGCCTTATTGACGCGGAATTTGATGTTTTTGGCCTGACCCGACTTCCACCAGTTAAAGAAGAAAGGCGCATCGCCCGGATGGAAGTAACCGGCCCCTTCGATCGTCACCGCAAGGCCTTCGACCGATGTCTTCTGCCAGGCGGCGTCTTCGCCATCGGGATCGTCCCCGGCCTCGCACGGCGGGATATTGACGTTTGAGGTCTGGGCGTTGAATTGAATCGAACGGGCCAGATTGATAGTACAGCGTTTGGCGAAGCCTTCGGTCGGGGTCGCCCCGTCACCGATCAGGATCTGAAGCTGCTGGCCTTTGACGACATCGGGGTAGGTCAGGGACATGATGGTACCTTTCGGATATGATAAAACCCCTCTTCACCACAAAGAGGGGCTGGATTTATGCAGGCGGTAAGGCCTGAATCTTGTAACGCAGGGTACAGACCGCGTCGGGACGGTCGGGTTCGGCGACACCGGACACAATGCCGACAACCGAATTGATCACGACCCGAAAGCCCGCCACTTCAATTTCAGGATCAGTCACAAGCGTATCAGCCAGTCGGCGCGCGATAGCCTTGGCGTCCACGCTGCCAACGCCATCCGTCCACACATGAAGGGTGGCGGTGACGTTATAGGCTTCGTACCCATCGGCCCCGGCGAACTGGCTGGCGATCTCATAAATACAGGCATAGGAACCGCCGCGCTCCGCCGGGACCTCATCAAACAAAGGTACCGGCGGCGCGGACGCTTTCCATGCGCGCACCAACGCCCGCTGTAAGGCTTCGCACGGGTCGGTCATTGGAACCTCAGCGCCTCCTTGACGCCACGGGATATGGCCCGGCTGACGCGGGCCTTCAGCTGACGCCGCATCATTCGGATGACGGGCCAGAAGTGCGGGCGCGCCGGAGTGCCGGGGTGATTGATAACGCGACGATAATTTTCGACGCGCTTGCCGCGCCGATAGACGCGCGACCGCATGGGGGTGATGTCGCGTTGTCCGGCCTTGGTGCCGTATTCCATCCACCGCGCCCAAAAGGCCGAGTCGTTACCTTCAAAGGCCGTGAACAGCAGGCCTTCGGAATTGAGCGCCTTTTCGGTCGTATTCAGGTTGCGCGCCTTCAGCCGGAACGAACCGGTCGATCGCATCTCAGGCGGCAGGCCTTCGGACCATCCGACCGTCGCCGCCAGCCGTTTCGACAAATATTGAACGCGCGGACGGATGGCGGCGGCGACATCCTGAACGCCCTGACGGTTGGCCTCTTTGATGCGCGTACGCACACGTTCAGGGATGGCCTGTATCTGACGGCGCGCCTTTCTGAGACCCTGCGGTTCAGACACGACCGTCATCCCCGCGCACGGCCTCAGCCTGAATTAAAATCCAGAAACCCATTTCGTCCCATACCTCGGCAAATTTGATGTTCATGACACGGTGTGCGGTCGGGTCATCTGAAGTGATATCGACCACACGATCTTCCGGACGGATGCGACGGGTTTCCGCGTCTGACCTGACCCAGATATCGAACGCCGATCGACCGGCCAGCCGGTCGCCCTTGACCAGCTCACCGCCGGACATCGGCTGACACTTCGCGCGGCGCTGGGGGATGATTGGCTGCCATCCGGCCTTTACGTTGCCTGCCTCATCATCCGTTTCGACGCGGCGGTCGAACCTGAGTGTGTGGCGCATCTCTCCGGGCTGAATGGTTCTGGCCATGATTTACCCTTTGCGGCGCGGAACAGTTATCGAAACGGCAGCCCCCGCCGCCTTGGCCTGAGCGGCACAGGCGCGCGGCACCCGTACCTCAGTCCCGGCCCTGTATGAGACACAGGCACCACGGCCCGGCACATGCCAGTCAAAGTCGTGGATGAAGCGCACATAGGTTTCGAGCTTTGACATGGCCGACCTCAGATGCGGATGATGCGCCTGCGTTTCAGCAGGCTCTGAACCGAACCCGGCAGTTCAGGCACCTCATCAGGCGAAAGCGGCACCCGGTTCGCATAAAGATCGCCGAGCAGAATAAGCGCCGCAGCCTTAAACACCGGCTCCGCGCCTTCGGGCACAAGCTTACGATCGCAGAAGTCAAGACAGGCCTGAACCGCAGCGTCGGAATAGGTTTCGATGAGCTGATCATCGCTGTCCGTTTCCACGTTCAGGTGGGTCTTCGCCTCTTCGAGCGTAAAAAGCGGACCGGTGGTCAAGGTTACGACATTCAGCATCAGCTTGCGGCCTTATCCTTGACCTTCGGCTCGGCCTTATCCTTCTGAGCAGGTTCAGCCTTTTCACTATCGGCGGGCGGTATCAGAGCCGCCACGGCATCGGTGACCGCCTGCGCCTTGTCGGCTTCGTGCTGGGCCTTCAGTGCGTCGATGGCTTTGGCGTGTTCGGCGGCCTGATCGTCGAGCGCCCGCTGAAGGGTTGCCTTCGCGGCGGTTTCCGCATCGGCGACGGCCTGTGCCACTGCGGAGGCCTTTTCGTCCGCGAACCGCGCCTCGGCAGCCGCAATAGCCTCAGCCAGTTCGGCGGGCGGCTCAATGGAAGCGGGCGCTCCATCGAGCGGCGCTTCGGTCAGCGATCTCTGAAGGGCGGTCTGCTGAGGGCCGTCTACCTCATCGGCTTCGGTCTCAACGGGTTCAAGGACTCCCTTTTCGACAAGGTGAGCAACATCTGTCGGTTTCGCCTTCCGGGTGGCACCCGTTTCATAAAACTTGTCGCCCATATGCGGGCGGACAACCTTGTAGGTTTTCATAGTGGACCCTTTCCTGTCTGATCCAATCGGCACACAAAAAAAGGCGGAGCCACAGGCCCCGCCTCTTTACGCATTATGATGACTGCCCCTTACGGCACACGACCCAGATCACCATAGATGAACGCTTCGGGCCGGTAGACGGCAAGGGCAAGGCGCTCTTCGGCGAGGATGGTCACAAGGTTTTTGGTGAAGTCATCGTTCTGATAACCCGTCTCGATCCGCGCATCCCAGCGATCGAACAGTTGGGCCCCCAGCCTGAAAGCGCCGGTCAGGAACTTGTCGACCGAGATGGCCTGAGTGGTCACAACCGGCAGGCTCCAAAGGGTCGGATTGGCCGTGCCCTGCGGGTTGCCGATGATGTAACGGCCCTGCCCGTCCTTAGCCAGTTCAATCGCCGCCCAGTCGATCGGGTTCATGACATGGCCGCTTGCCGGGAACTCAGCCAGCGCGGCCTGGAGCATGGCCAGACGAATCTGGTCAATGGCCGTGGCACCCGCGATTACGAGCGGTGCAGCGTATGCCGAGGCCTGAGGGATCAGCCCGTTCAAATTCTGGCCGGTGCCGTCGCCGCTCAGAAGCTGCACCTCTTCCTTGAATTCAAGGCCGTAGAGCAGCCGCTGGTCGATGGTCGACTGAAGCTGAGATACATCATCAAGAATTTGACGAGAGGCGCGCATCCAGTGAGCGATAACCTTGGCAGAGGTGCTGACGGATGCCAGTTTGATATCGGACTCAGGCTTCAGCACGCCTTCCGCCACCGGCGCGGCGTTATTGGTGAAACCCGTCTCCTTAATGTACTCGATCGTACTGCCGTCCATGCGCCCCGGCGTGAGCAGATCACGAACGGTCATACGCCGTTGCGGCAGAGCGAGGATACCGGGAAGCCGTGTGCGTTCGATGGCCGCCCCGACCGCCCCAGCCGTATCCGTAGTCGCTGAGGTCAGGGTCGCCTTGATTTTAACGTCGCCACGGCCATGGCTCTTCGAGAAGCCGGAATCCTGAAACGATTTGAAGCCTTCGGACTGGACGAATTGTTCGCCGAAGGATTTTTCGCGCTCTTCCCCGCCGCGCCCATGGTGGCTGTCGGCGGCCATCTTCTGCTCAAGATCGTCCAGACGCGCCTTGGTTTCGTTCATCTTGAGAAGGGCGTCGTCGATGATTTCCTTCTGCTTTTCGGTCTGGTCGTGGCCTTTTTTAGCATCGGCGACCGCCTGCTCGGCCTTTTCCTTGACCTCATCGAACTTCTTCTCGAAGTCCTTTTTGAGCGAGGCTGCCAGTTCTGCGGGGGTTTTGGCAGCGTCATGTCCATCCGGACCACGCAGGAAGCGACCGGCGCGGCGTTCGGCCGGAGACATGCTGAAGCCGAGCGCGCACAGGCTCGCGGCCGCCGAGATAAGGGCGACTTTCGTCATTTTGATTTCCTTTCGGGAAGTTGATGCCCGATGCGGGCTTAAGGTTTAGGCGCGAAGGGCCGATAAGAACGCCATCAGGTCTTCATCTGCCTTGGCTTCGGGATCAGGCCGAAGATGCGGCGCGGCCTTGCCAGCGATGGCTGTGGCAAGGCTGTCAGAGAAGCCCTGCTCGCGCAGGAACGACTCGAATTCAGGAACGGTCGGAACCTGACCATTGTCCAGAATGGATTTGATGCCGGTGACACGGGCCGCCTGACCGAGCGCGCCAAAGGTCACGATGCTGATTTCCCGGAGGTCCAGTTCTTTGAGTAGCAATACATTTTGCCGGTTAGGGTCTTTTTTGGTGTCTATCTCGCGATAGCCAATCGACATCTCATCGATAGCGCCAGCTTTGATCAGCGCCCATACCTCAGCGGCCAGAGACGTGGCATCCTTGAGGATACGGCCTTTCACGTAAAGGCCCGTATCATCCTCTTTGATCTCATCCCAGACGCCGATGACTTGGGTCCGATCATGCTGATAAAGCATCTTGATGGACCGGCCGCCATTCGATGACTTGGCCAGAGAGTTCGTAAACGCCCCCCGCAGAACGGCTTCATTATAGCTGTCGACGACATCCCAGACCGAGGCGTAACCCTCAATCTCTCCATTGTCGCCTACAGCTTTCACGTTAAGCCGTATGCTGGATGCCTTCGTTTTCACAGCGGCGGCAGTATGCTTGACCTTGATCATTGCTGGGTGCCTCCCGCGACCAGCTGCGCGCCGGTCGTCATGGTGATGGGGATATTCTGGGCCTGCATGCGCGGCACGTCTCCGCCTTCAACAGGCGGTAGGTTCTCTTTTCGGCGAACCTCATTGATGACCATTGCGCCGATCTGCGTCATGATCTGATAGAATTTCGCGCGACCCTCGCTGTCCGCCCTAAGGAAGGCTTCCAGATTGTATTCAACCGTCACGCCAGCGGCCCGATCGGCAGGGGTAAGCAGTTGCTTGCGGATAGCCTTTTCGTTGCGGACGATGCGTTTACGGAGCGCAAAGGTCTGGAACATCAAAAGCTGCTGTTCAAGACTGGTCGGATAACCGCTGTTCTTCTCGCCATGGCCTATCATGAACGGCGGCACACCGAAGAACCGGCAGATTTCCTCAATTCCGAAGCCCCGAGACTCCAGCATCTGAGCATCTTCAGGCGTAATCGTGATGGCTGACCATGTCGCCCCACCTTCCAAAACGAGAGGCTTGCCTGCGTTCATTGCGCCAACATATTTGTCGACGATGGCTTTCTCGACAGGCGTACGCTGCTCTTCGGTCATGAAGTCCTTAAACGACACGACACCAGACGGCCTCATTCCGTTCTGAAAGGTTGCCGCCGCAGCTGTGGTGATAGCCGTCGAAAGCCCCAACTGTTGACGAGCATAGCTTAGCGTCGAAAGCCCCCCAAGCGGCCCGCCGCCGAAACCCCGAATGTGTAAAACATTCTCAGCGGGCTCATCATAGGATCTGCCATTCTCTGTCCAGCGATAGCGAATGCGACCATCAACGCGTCGAATAGAAGGCTTTATTATGGGGTGCAGAGACACGACCCGTGAGCCGATCACTTCTTTACGGGCGCACATATTGCCTGCCAGCTCTAGTGCCGACTGACCGCCCTCCCAAAAATCGTAAGAGGTCTGCTCGGCATTAGGGCTCTCATTAAGCAGGCCGTAGAGCGGATGGTCCTTAGCCTCGTGTTTTATACCGTCCGAACCGGTTCGATAGACGACCAGTGGCAAAGAGGCGATCGTGCCCGCCAGAAGATTTACGCAACCCCAGACCGCCGACAACGCCAAAGCGGTGGTTTCCGACATAGGAACGCCCGCAACAGTGGGCTCGATCCATCCCTCCGGGTTGGTCAGGGACAATGGTCTGAAGGTATCAGTGGCCGCTTTTTCGGCGTCCATGTCATGAGCCCTATACCCTTTATCGAGGGCCACGCCTCCACGCGTCAGCGCCTCCCACATTCTCAGGAAACGCCCAGACTTTTGAGATAACTGTTCCATCCGCCTGATTTCGCCTGTGGGTTCCAACTCATGAGTATCGCGGCGTTCAAGATGGCGATTAAAGGGTCAATCTTCGCCGTGCCGGATATCTGTTTAGTGATCATTACGGCGTTGCCGCGCCGTTCCTGTTTGGCGTTTCCTACGACCCACCGGAGCATCGCAGATCCGCAATGTCTGAGGCTCATGTCGAGCAGCTTGCGGGGCAGCACGTTGATGGCGGGTGTTAACGCGGGCCCCTGAAGAATACGCCGTCTACATTCCTCGGAGACTTTCAGCGAGATCAACAGCTCGATAACATCGGTGATATTGTTCGGGTCAAAACCGATGCCGTCTTTCTCAGGCAACAACCCGGAATCTATGATCTGCTGGATGAAGCCGCCCAAGACCTGCATGTCGTCACCGACCTCGCAGATGCTAAGCGTCCCCTCACTGACAAACTCGGTCAGCGAAGTCGCGATGTCCTGCCGGAGCTTTAGAACCTTCGGGTTCGCAATGGCGTGCGCCCACACCAGCCATCGGCGAGTATCCTTCTCACGCCCGATGACACCGAGACCGAGAAGGTCATCAAGACCGCCTCCGTCGATGCCTACCGTGACGACTTCCGCCCGGCGCAAAAGCTCCTCAAGGGTCAGCGTCGTGTCGGCAGCTTCCTGCCAGAAGTCTGCTCCGGGCCAGCGATCGTGGGAGAGACGCTGACCAATTTCGAGGTTCAAGTGCTTAGCCAGAAATACTTGAAGCTCGCCGCCGACCGCGTTTATGACCTTGGCCAACTCGCTGACCAGCCACGCTTCTGTCACCGAACGCCCTATGTTCGGGTTGGTTATGTAGAAGTTTTCCGGCTTCAGATAGGCCTTCGCCTTGATCATTCGCTCCGGAAACTCGTACAAAACCGGCAACGACGAAGGGTCTGCGATCTTACCGTCACGCACATCCCTGAAATACTGCAGTTTGGTCTTGAAGACCCCGGCGGGCTCCTTATCTGACTGCGTGCTCGCCCAGATGATGAAACCTTCTGGACGCGATACAAGGCCGCCTGTCGCTTCCCGCAACATAGCGTCGGCCTTTGGGTCATGCCCAAAAAGCCATAGCTCATCCACGAAAACGAAACCCGCCTTTGACCCAGCGGCGGTGCCGGAGTCGGCGGCGATAACCTTCAGCTTTGCCTTGGTTCGACGGTGTGTGATGGTCTTAAGATGTTCCTGAATCTGCATCAGGTCCATCAGTTCATCATCGGCCTCAACCATCCCCTTCGCAGGCTCGAATGCGTTGTTCGCGACCGTCAGCGTCGGGGCAAGGATGGTCAATTCCTGCATGTGACGCCAATTGATAATCAGCGCCGTGAGCATGATGGCAGCGGCGTCGGTAGACTTGCCGTTCTTTTTAGAGATCAGCAGGAATGCTTCACGGACGAGTTGAGCGGCGTTTTCCCTGTCGTACCCGCCAAAGATCACTCTCACCAGATCAAAGAGCCAGTCTGCCCCAACCTCTCCCATGGTCTGGAAGCGCCATTCGCCTAAACCATCATCGAAAACCTTTGGCGCATCCACCATCTTAAGGGACTTGAACACCTCCAAGGCGTAGTCCGCTTCGTCTGGGTAGATCGGCTCCGGCACCAATGGCAGGCGCTTAACGATCCGTTCTTCCCAATCAGGGCAGGCGGTCGTGAAAGTCATAGCTTACTGAACCTGCGACTTGTTCGGCCCGGCGGGTGTGGCGTAAAGGCCGCCTACGCGGCGGGCTGCCTGCAGGCGTTCTTCCTTCTTCCCCAACTTCGGGGCAACGGGCTTCGGAACGGGCTTGTTCTGGCCGGTGGCGATCCGCCGAGCTCGGCCCTTCTCAAACACATCTTCGATGTAGCGGGCGGCACTAACGTTGCCCTCTTTCGCCTTGGCGTATATGACCTCGACGATCTGAGCCTTGGCCAAGGCAGGGCCATTGTCGAGCTCACGGGAATAATACTTGCGGATGGTCTTCGGATCGAGGCTTACCCGATCGGCAATTTCTTCATGAGAAAGACCACTGGCGCGCAAAAGGGCAACCTTTTCAGCAAGTTGCGCCTGCCACTTGTGCTGTTTGCGCCCACGTTGATCCTTCAGAGGCCGCCAAGGGTCGCCCAAAAGGTCGAGCTGCTCGGAATTTTCATCGGCCACGGGAAAAAAATTCTCCAAATGACGGGGGCGCGGGTCTGGGGACCGAGGGGTTACGGACGTTTGATCCCCCCCCCCTCGGCCCGCGCCGCGACCGGTTCCGGTCAGTCCCAGACCCCGCGCTCGTGCAGGCTGGCCTGCTCTTCCCGCTGCTTCACGCTGTCGTGGCACGGGGTCTTGCACAGGGTCTGGATGTTGGTGATATCGAAGAAGCGTGTCTCGTCACCCCGATGCGGCCTGATATGGTCGGCGACCGGCGTGTCATCCGCCGGGTGAGTACCGCCGCAGATACGCCCGCACATCTGACAGGTGTAGTTGTCGCGGAGATGCGCCACCTCCTTCGTGCGCGCCCATCGGACGGTGTTGTACCACTTGCGCCACGATGGGCCGCCTCGTTGACGTTTCATGTTGGATGACCGGCTTGCGTGGGTTTGTCGGTTTTCAGAACCCACTCCCGAGGGCGGCGCTACCCGACAGCGATACAACCACCCACACCTGTTCCAAGCGCCGGTCGGGCTCAGTGAGGACGTAGCGCCTATTGATAGGTAGAAATGCATAAGGCCCCGCCGGTGTGGCGAGGCCTTCTGAATTTTGACAATAGCATCCGCAGGACACCTCAAGACACTATGGCGATTGCCGAGTGTGAGGGCCATGATGTAGCAGTTCGGAACAAGGCCGTAGTCCGCCCGGAACGCACCGCAACCGGGCCGCTGCGCGAGGCTATGTCCCTCACGATCCTGACACCCGATCCAGCTCTACAATCAAACGAGAGGAGCCGTTCATGAAGTTGGATAAGGCAGCCGAGCGATTCGTGTCAATAGGATCAGAAAGCACCACCTCTAAGAGACCATCCAGCGTCTTGATCCGATCGCCCTTTCGGAAGGCCTTGCCGACATCCTTAAACGGCAGGAAGCCCTCGACCTCCTTAAGGCGGTGCGCCTCCACAAGCTTATCTGAAACCGCTCTCTCATGAACGCTGGCCAGCCCTTGCAGTCCATATAGGGATTGTTTGACCTGACCAATCAGGGGGCGCGCAAACAGGTAGCTGGGGTAGAGAGAACAGGGCACAAACACCCACGCTCCCTGCCCCTTAATGTGGCGACGCTTACCGATCATGGGCCGATAGCCTTCGTACCCGATCGAACGAAGCTGCGAGAGCACGACGCCCTCCTTCTTCGCATATGTCGTCACGACCAACCATGCCCCTCCTTCTCCGGCGGCGCGGAGGGTTTGTTCCCGATGGGTGGCGGCGGCTTGCTTTGTCATTTCTGGGTACCCTTCTTTTTTAAACTCAAACTCAAACTCAAATCAAAAACTAAACTGAACAGACCGAACACTTACGGATCGTGGAGTCGCGCATCCGCGCACCTCACCAACTCCACAACGGGATTGTTCGGACTGTTCAGACTGTTCATTTCCCCAACCTTTACCGCCGGTTAGCCTATGAACAGTTCCGCCCATTCTGAACGGTCATTGTTCGTTTTCCGGGGGAGGCCCCTCTTCTCACCCCTCACAGGAGGGGGTTGAATGTTCAGACTGTTCGTCACTGTTCGGCGCATCTCAGAAGTCATCCATTGAAAACGGGTCCGACTGACCGCCCGCCGGGGCCTGCGTGAAACTATTCTGCGGCGGCCGGGGGCCGGTCTCGGCGAGCGTCTTGAGGCGGATGGGCTTGCGGGTCTTCTTGCCGTCCGACATGCGCGGGCCGAGCAGGATTTGCCGCTGCATGAGCGCGTCCCCGAAGGCTCGCACTGACATAGGCCGGTCGTGACCGTTGTCCTCGGCCCACTGCTTGTAGGAGTTGTAGAGGACCGTCGCCCCGGTGACCGCATCGCCCGCCGCCTCGCCGTGGACGCAGCTCTCATCGAGCCAGTCGCCGAAGGGCGAAGAGGTCTTGCGGTAGTTGTCGAGCACCGCGCGCACCTTTTCCGGCGGCTTCAGGCCCTGCGCCAACCAGTCGCCGACGCCCGCGATGATCCAATTGAGGATGCCCGAAAACTCGGCTTTCAGCTTGACCGGGAGCCGCTTGTCGCGCTCATGCTCCGGCACCTGATGCTCGAACATGATGACGTTCATGCGCCGCCAGATGCCGTCATCGTCGCCTTTGACGACCGGCAAGGCATTACACATCATCCACAGTCGGCCCTTCGGAATGAACTCGAAGTTCTTCCCCTGAATCTGCCGTGCGGAATACGGGTCACCGCCGGTCCACCCTTTGATCAGGCCCTCATTCAGCTTTGCGCCACGCGGCGGCTCCGCCAGCAGCACAAGCCGCGTCTCGCCGGCAAGGCGCACCAGCTCAGGCTGAGGCCCGTTCGGCGTGGCCTGCCCGGTGTCGAGGAAGGTCTCGACCTTGGCCGAGGCCCCGTACCCACCCGCCATGTCGCGCAGTGCGTTCATGATGGTTGACTTGCCGTCCGCGCCCTTGCCCTGAAGGATGAAGAAGGCCTGCTCAAAGATTTCGCCCGTGAAGCTGTAGCCACACGCCCGCTGAAAGAAGGCCCTCACCTCGGCATTGCGCAGCGACGTCTCCACCAACCGCTCATAGACCGGAGCCTTGGCCTTGGGGTCATAAATGGCGTTGGAGATGCGGGTGATACGGTCGGACGGATCATGGGGCCGAAGCTCGGCTTTCAGTTCGCCCTTATCGGTCCGCCGGAGCCAGACCGTACCATTTTGCACGTTGATGGCCATGGGCGCGCGGTCAAACTCTTCGATCTCGATCGACAGATAGGGCTCCGCCTGACGCAACATGGCCGAGGTCGCCCCAGCCTGCCCCAGACCATCCATAAATTTGAGAATTTCCTTATGATCCCGCCCGTGCCTTTCCACGATGGCCGCATAGACCTCCGGCGCGCGCATCCGTTGGCTGACTATGTGGGCCGCCTGTCGAGCGAGCTGGTCACCGAAGGTGATGTCCCAATGCTTGCCGTTGAACGCGATCCAGCCCTGACCCACAAGGTTGAGCAGCCGACACCGCTTGATGTCCGGCACAGCCGTGTCACGGTCGATATGGCCGCCCATAATGCGGATCAGCCGCAGCGCATTGCCATAATCATTCAGGTCATAGCCTGCCAGCTCTTTGGCGGTCGGTTCTGCCCCCAATGTGTGCGCCTCTAAGCTCATATCCCCAGTCTCTCCCTAAGCAAATCGTTGAAATCCATACCGGCAGGCGGCGCGACCGGCTGAGCCGTCACCCCGGTTTCCCGCCATGCCGCCGACGCCAAGGTCCCGCAGAGGCGGGCGCGTTCGACGGCGCTTAAAATGCGTGTAGTGGTCCCGCCCTTGAGCTGGTTGCGCACCTTGACCTTGAGGGGCGACATGTCGGAATCGCAGCCGACCAGCACGCGCGACCACCCCCGCGACGGCCAGGTGAAGGCCGTACCGGACACACCGCGCGGCATATCCGGATTGATGCGGCCCCACTTGTCCGCCTCTATCTGCCCCTGAAGCCTACTAAGGCTTAGCGCCGCGACCACAAGGGCAGGCTCATCGTGCAAAACCGCCATCGACAAGGCGGATTCGATGCCCTCTGCATCGAGCAGATCCGCAGCGTCGGGCAAATCCGAGGGCGTCACCAGCCAAACCCCGCCGGGGCGACCGTTAAGTGACTGCGGTCCCATCATGCGCTTGGCGCTCTTGCCTTCCGGCACCACGGCCTTTCCGCTGCCGTCGCGCCGCAGATAGGTGACGTGGATGCCGCCGGTCCAGCGCGGCGCGCCGGTCTCATCCGGGGCGACGACCAAGGCGATCATGGCCGGGTGCGTGACGGGATTGTGCTTTGGCCCGCTGAAATAGACCGCCGGGTGGAAATAGAGGTGGCGCACCGCCGTCAGCAGCACCCGGCCGGATATGCCGCGCGACATCAGATAGCGCTGGACAATAGTGCCTCCCGCCGCCCTCAGCTCGCCACGCAGCTCACGGGCATAGAGCGCCGCCGACGAAGGCTCATCCGGTATGACCGTCATGACCTTCGGCTTAGGTTTGTAATCCGCAGGGACATCCCCCATAAGCCGCTTTGCCGCCGCAATGGGAGGCTCACCGACGCTGCCGTTAAGCAGGCGCTCCAACTCGATCACGTCGCCATGCTGACCGCATGCGTAACAGTTGAACGTCTTTTTGCGGACATTGACCTCAAAGGCATGGCTGGACTTTTTCTTCAGCCCCTGCCCGCATAGCGGACAAGGCCCCCGGCGCTTATCGCCACCACCCACCAGCTTGACCCCTGCCACATCTTCGATTGAGGCGATATCCTTGGCGAAGGCGAAAATGTCTCGATCAAAGGTCATAGAGGGAGCACCCCGCCCTGACCCTGATAAGCCTCATAACAGGCCGGGTTCATCCAGATGGTTTCAAGGCGAATCCCCGCGCCCCGACGCGCAGCAATGCGCGCGGTTTTGGAAAATGATAGCCAGTCTGAAAGCATCCGGCTGTAAAGCGGGTTGTCATACCCGCTGAGAATGAACATGCCCACCGACTCACGCATGACGGTCAACAGATCCTCATGCTGTTGGTCGGTCATCTCGCAACGATAGCGACCATTGCCTTTCATTTGGCGGGTCGAATGCACATAGGGCGGATCAACGTAAAACAGCGTGTCGGGCCGTCTGTGGTTTTTGATGACCTCTATGGCGTCTTTGTTTTCGATGAGAACACCGGTAAATCGCTCACCGATGATGGCCAGCTTGGGCGGATAATCGGCCCAGATACCCTGCGCCGTGCCATACGCCCTTGCGGTGTCTATACGAAAGCCCGTCGCATCTTTGGTGGCCCCATCAGAGCCAAAGCCCATACTGGCACGCACCGCCGTCCGTCGCGCGCGCTCGACCGGACACTCTGCCGGCGAAAATGCCTCAGCAAATTCTTCCCGCGCATATGGTGTCAGATGACACGCCTCGATAAGCGCAGCGCGAGAAATAGGGTCTCGCAACACGCGAAAGAAGTTAACGATGTCGCCATCGAGATCGTTATAGACTTCAGCATAGACCCTCGGTTTTTGCAGAAGCACGGACGCCCCGCCACCAAACGGTTCGACATAGGTTTGATGCTCCGGAAAATACTGCAGGAGCCAAGGCGCGAGCCTGAATTTGCCGCCGTGATACCTGAGTGCTGGCGCGTGGACGTGGGCATTCATATCCGCACATCCTCCGCCCGGTAATGGCGAGCACGAGAGCCCGGCGGAATGGGCTTCACGACCGGCGCGCCGGTGTAGCCGCGACGATAGTGGAACCACGCATATTCGGTCGCCGTGGTCGCTTGCGGATCATACCGGCCGAGCACCATCGCCACACGCTCGATGCAGGGCAGAAAGGTCGTCAGGTTTCCGGCCGGATTGTTGAAATGCAGATCATGGCGCTGGGCGCTATTCATAAAGCTCAGGCGGCACAGCATGATCACGTCCGCCGCGACCTCTAAGCCCCGCCGCACGAACTCCGCCGCCAGCTTGAACGGCGGATTGGTGACGACGACATCGACACCCGGATACGAAACCGAACGATCGAGGAAATCCCCGACCGCAAAGCCCTTGGCAGGATCATGCGGGTAGATATCCTGCCCCCGCACCTCAAAGCCGCGTTCCAGCCCAATCTGACGCAGAGGCTCATGGATGTGGCCATGACCGGCCGCAGGCTCAAACACCCGTCGGAGCAGAGGGTTCTGAAAGACGGAAGGCATCTGCTCGACCATAACCCGCACGGCCCACGGCGGGGTGGGGAAATATTCCAACTCGCGCCAACGCACCTCGTCTGCCTCGCTTACGAAGAAGTCACGCTGGTCTCGCGCCGATGCAAACCGGCTTGCGCCTTCCATTACATGGGCGGAGACCCCGCCCTTAGGTGTGCCCTTAACCACGGCCCACCTGCGCTTTCCGGACGCTGTCCCATGCCGCGCAACGTTTCAGCACCTCATCGGCGAGATACTGCAGCCTGTCGATATAACGCGCAGGTGCGACCGATTGCGCCGCATCCAGCGCACACTGAATAAGCTGATTGCAGGCATTGGCCCGATTATTGATCCCAAACACACGACAGCGACCGACCACAATCGCCGACCGGCTCAGGTCACGCCAGCACCGGCGCTTTCCCGTGGCGCAATCTTGCGCCATCTGCGCAAAATCACGCCATTGACCGGCTTCATAGGTCGTCGGCTCATGAAATTTGTGGTCACACGCCATGGATGAACCCCTTTTTAGGCAGCATCGAACGCTGAATGCTGTGCGGGTCATACGGCTCTCGAAGCCGGTGTAATGGACGCGCGATTGCCGACCGACCGCCACAATCGGGGCAGTAGGGCTTACGAAAACCGGATACCGGACGCCCGCAAAAGACGGCCTCTCCACCGCGCTCGCCTATGGGCCACCGGCACATGCCGGATTCCAGCGCCAGCAGGCTGACGCCCTCACCTGCCCTGATCTGAGCGGGTGGCGGCGGCGGACTGCCCGCGACCGCAGGGCCGCGTAATAGACCAATCGCCAGTCGCGCGCTCTCGTTCCGCTCCCCGGCGCTGCGAGTCAAACCCATATGCCTGAGCTTTGAGGCCACCGCCTCAGGGGCACGGTTGGACCCGGCCACCTTAAGTGCCCGCGCAATCTGAGTGGCGGTGTCACCATGGTCAAATCCCGCCGTCAGAACCGCCTTCTCCTCATCGGTCCACGGTAAGGCTGAGCAGATCGTAAGCTTCGGTTTCGCAGGCTTAGACGCGGCATTGCGCCGGAGCGATTTTGCTTCCCCCTTCGCACCACTCAGGCCCGCCCGGTACATCAATCCGATGATGGCGCTGCGCGTGGGCTTAAACCCCGCTTCGGATACCCGCCTGGCGACCTCCGCGGCGCTGTAACCTTCTTTCCAAAGCGCCTTCGCCCGATCGCGGCGCGCGTCATTCCACGCCTGTTGTTCAACGCGTCCCATTACACAACCCCTCCGTTGACGCTTTTCATCAGCCGCAATGCGGCTTCGCTCAGGTGCTGAAGCTCTTTCAGGATGCACGCCTTCTCATGCCCCTCGACGCGACCATCCGCGAAGGCCGTGGCCACCTCGGACATGACTTCGCCGAATTCGCGCGTCAGTTCGGACACCGGCCCCATCAGTTCGGCCGCCGATGCATCACCATTGTCGATCGGCACGAGTTGCATTCCGGCCCGCTCCGCCAGATCGGCGGCAAAAACCGGCGTCAAACGGCTCAGGCGGCGGACATGGTCGTATGACAGGCGCACCCGCTTTTCGTCGGTCCTCAGCCAGTCGCGTACCGCCTGTTCCGGAATTTCCAACTCATCGGCGACCACAGACGCTCCGCCACAATCAGCCACCGCGCGCGACAACACACCCTCAAGCAGCATAGGATTGCGCGGCTTAGTCATGACGCGCCCCCTCGCCCGCCCCGGCATTGCTACCGGAGCGGGTTTCTTCTCCCGTGGACCGTGTGTTACGGTCCGAGTCGCAACACTCAGGAGAAACCAAATGACCAATAAACCCGGCGACCGCCCGTTTGACCGCCCGCCAGAGGCCGAGACCCGCGTTAAAACACTGACAGCCCTGACCAAGGCGCTGATTGTCACCCTTAACGAGTCCAGCCCCGGCTTCGCCCAAACCGTCTTTGACCGGGCCAATGATCAGACCGACGACCACGCCGTCACTGACGACCTCATGCACATCTGGACCACTATGCGTATCGCCGATAACGGAGACTGATGCCTGCGCCTTGCGCGCCGCATGTTGAGCAGTCCATGCCGCGCTCTTTTGAGCGCATTTTGCGGCAAACGCCGCACGGTGAGCGTCTGGCAGGTGACTTGCCTCCTGCCAGACCCGATCGAAAACCCGACGGTCAGCCTCGCTATAGCAGACGCGGTCTCTTACTTCGGCGGGAGATAAACTCGCATATGGCTTAAGGTCGGCGGCAACCACCCATAAGCTGAAGGGGTCGCGGCGGCGAACATCTGAAGCAATTCGCTCATTCATCTGACGGCAATAGGCCCGGCGGTTGAACGGGACGCGTTTCATCGCGTTACCTCCGCTTCCATAATTTCAGAATTTATTTGGGTGGCGGCGGGCAGGTTTGTCTGCGAAGGCTTTCGCACCCGCACAAAAGGACGCACGAAGTGACCGACGACCCGCACTATTCGCAGCAAGAGGTCGAAAACCTCTTTCTGAATTTTCAGACCGACCTGACGGCGCTGGAACGCCTTGTGATCATGCTGGGAGCCATTCAGATCACGGACGGCCCGTCGCCGGGCGCGATGATAGAAGAGTTCACAGCCCAGGCTGACGACCTTGACCGCCAGCACGCATTCAAGCCGGAACACCGGCGGCTGGCCGACCTCATGAAGATGACCGCCACAGCGGCGGCAAAACGTCTTGCCGGAGAAGGTCTCTAAGGCCCGGATGCGATTTTCATCGACCCGACCGGACACCACCCCTTCAGGAAGGCCAGACAGGCTGATCATGCCGCACCGCCTTTGACCGGCGGTGTGTTACGGTCCGAGTCGCCAGAAACAGGAGAATTGAAGTGACTGATGAACATATCGACGCAGAGGCCGATTTCCCCACCAAGGCCCGCCTTTACGCGCTTGAGAAATTCGTTGTCGGGCTGGCTCGTGAAATCGCCCCTAACCGGGGCACCCGACAGGAATTGTCCACAACTCTGTGGAACAAACTCCTGCCCGAAGATGGCAGCGACGACGTGAAATACACTGCGCTGGAATACCTGATTGAGCAGATTGTCTACGCAGAAGATCAGCCTTAAGACGCGGGCGCCACCGGCACAGTCGGCGGGACATAATCCACGCCGTGGTGCGGCCTCGGTCGCATACCGGTCGCGGCGTAATACTCCGCCAACTCTTCCGGGGACGCCCTGCGTATCCTCGAATAGGCCGATTTGGGATTGGCCAGCTCTTGCTGACGCATCTCCCGATAGGCGCGCAGTTCCTCCTCTTGAATGATCGCGATGATCTCGGCCGCCTGCTCCGGCGTGAAGTGCTTGAGTTCGAGAGCCATGAAAACCTCCTGTAACTGGACAAAAAAGATGACGATTGAAGAGATTATTGAGCATCAAATAAGCAAAACCGCAGCGCTGAGCGCGATCATCATGGCCATGCTTGAATGGAAGGCGCGCGAGACCGACGCTCCCGATGGATACCTTTACGGCATTAAGGAGATCGCTAAGGAAAACCTGACTATTCAGGGCGCGCCGGACTTCGTTATCAAGGAAGTCGAAATGTTTATGGCTGCTATGCCAGACGTTACCGAGGGAATGACTGACCCAGACGCAGGTTTTTTTGATGACGAAGACACCTGACTTCATTGCCCGGCCCCCGCTTCCATAATTCCTGAGCCCACCTCTTCCGGCTGCATGTAGCCCGTCCGGCTCATGGCGCTGTAAAACGCCCCGGCCCCTCGCTCACGACCGGCGCGACGATTGAATGGGACGCGTTTCATCGCGATACCTCCGCTTCCATAATTTCAGAATTTATTTGGGTGGTGGCGGGATCGCCGGGGTGCGAAGAACCCCCCATGCCGTCCGGAGATACTTCAACGCCCTGACTACGCTTGACCCAAAAACGGGGAGGAATACCAAGGGCGTCCTCAATGGTGACGGCGAGGACTAACGAAGGAAGCGTCTTGCCGTTCACAATCTCTGACGCATGACCGGCCGAGACACCAAGCAACCTGATCTTTGCGCCGAGGCGGGGGATGGGGGTGATTTCTGACATAATCACAATGTTCGACAATATCGAACTTTTTGTCAACGCAAAAGTTCGACCAAACCCTAACGACAGATATAGCGACGAATGCGAATATTCGAGGATGTCGAAAAAATTTGAAGAAGAGCCCGTCACGGAACCCGATCCCTCAGAAATCGGGCGCTTACCCCACTATCTAGGACAGTGGCGCAAACGCGCGCGACCGAGGGTTACAGGCGAGCAGATGGCCGAAGCCTTGAATGTCTCAAAATCAACGATTAGCGAGTACGAAAACTACCGACACGAAATTTCAATCAAGCAGCTTCACAGGGCCGCCGATTTTCTCGGTATCCCGGTGGGATATCTAATCCAATACCATCCCGATAATGTACCAGCAGACATTTTGGAAATGTGGGCCGCAGTTCCTGAAGAAAGAAAGGCCGAAGCGCGACGTTATCTTCAGATAATTAGGGATTCGACGGGTTAACTGTAACCAAGGTATAAGCAAGTGAGGGGACGCGAAAGTGAAATCAATTCTTACCGCAATTGGGGTTTTGGGGCTGGTTGGGGTGGTGGTATATTCCTGTGCCAGTCAAGCGGCGCGGATAGCAAAGAGTGACGGTGCGCCCGTTTCTTCTAAATACGTGGATACTGCGGTTAGTGACGCACTATTCGAAGCATTTGCACGGGGAAAAAAAGGTAAGCTGACAAAACCCTTCGTGCTGACAATCGAGACCAGCAATAACCATGGATCAACATCTACAGCAAACGCTCTAGAGTTCAAATGGTCGCCAGACATCATCAAACATATCCGGTGGGATGGATATAACGAACGCAAATTAGCCAACCTCGCAGAGGTTAAAATACTTGGCAAGGAAGGCCTTGTTGCCTACTCGGGCTTTTGCTACGAAATACCTGAGCGAAAGGAAGTGTATTTTCGCTTTTGTGGCGAAACATATGAAAAGGCCCTGATAGCGTTCGAGCAAAAATAAGCTCGGGCATCACAACTACCTGTGACGCCAGCCTATCCGGTGCCTCCAGAGAGGTACGATCATCCCCGTCTTTCTCGGCGTTTCGTCGATTGAAAAAGCGCGCTCGACCTCTCCGAGTGTCATACTCTCAGGCATTCTGGCAATACGGATAAGTTCTTGAGCTGTTATTCGCACCGGCGCGCGATCACCAACTGTAATTTCCAAACGCTGATACGGCAACAGATCGCCCAAGGCCACGTCTCTCCAGTTAGCCCCGTACTCAGGCATAGTCGCTTTTTGCGCAGTGTGAAAACGGTCCATAACACCCCCGACGTTTCTCTTATGTTCTCATTTTACACACATGTGTCAAGCGCTCAGACCACTCACGCGAATATGCCCCGCACCAATGTTCGATATAGCCGAACTTTTTAAATTGACAAAAAGTTCGATATAGTCGAATTTGTCTCCAGAAACATCTTCAAGGCCACTATCGCCCTTGAACACTGGAGGTTTCGCAATGAAACATTTTTACGAACCGCTGAACCTTTTTGCCACGGCCGCTCTGGTTGCGGTTATGTGCACCCTTAGCGTCATCGCCGGGGCCTGCTTTCAATGACGCCCCGCCCCTATATCCCCCTGATCGCCGTCCGCTGCACGGACGCCAGTGAATCGTACCATCTGCGCACCGGTCAGGTCTATCACGCGACCTTTGATCAGCCGCCCGCACATGGCTTTTCAGGAACGCTCAGGGTCCGGATCGAAAAGAAGGGCAAGACCCTCTTCAAGGTCTATCCGCGCACCATGTTCACACCGTGTAATCCTGACCGCCTCAACTGCTTCCCGATCAGTACGGCCGGGCAGCGTGAGCATCTTAGCGCCGCCTGACCTCGTTTCGCGCCGGGCCCTCCCCCGCCCGTACCTGCCCGGCGCACTTGCCGGGGCCGATTAACCCCCTGATCGGCCCCGGCTTTTTCCCAAATTTAAATCGCCCGAAAGTGCCATACCCATGTCGCTCGCGACCTCACTTGACCTCCCATCAGCCTATGACCGCGCCGTGGCCGCTGTCCGCGAGCGTCAGCACGTCAAGGCCGCCGAACTGGCGCGCGATTGCAATATCGCGCCATCGGTCGCCAAGGCCTATCTGGTCCGCATGGAAGAGGATGGCGTCATCGCCAAAGCCAATGGCGAAGGCCGCCACGTGGTTTTGGGCAGCGCCGCCGATGATGGAAGCGACCACCCGGTCGTCATCACCGCCGCCGCTCAGGGCCGCCTGAAGTCCTTCATTGAGCGGATCGAGCGCCTCGAAGAGGACAAGGCCGCCATCGCGGGCGACCTGAAGGATGTTTACGGCGAGGCCAAAGGCGAAGGCTTCGACACGAAGGTCATGCGCAAGGTCGTGGCCCTGCGCAAGAAGAACCCCCAGAAGCTGGAGGAAGAGGAAGCCCTGCTCGACCTCTATCTTTCCGCTATCGGAGGGCTTTGAGCATGGTTCCCGATCCTACCTTTGGCGTTGAATTTTATGACGCCGCCGCCGCACCGGTCCGTTGGGAATATCTGTGGAACCCCAATCCGGAAGCCAACCTGAAAACCGTCCTGCGCCGCATAAAGCGCGAACCGCATCAGGTTGGATTCCGCGAAGAAGCCGGTCGCGTCTCGGTCTACGCCCGCGCAGCAGGCAATACCACGCCCGTCCCGTTTGCCCTGATCTTCCTTGGCCTGTCGATCGAAGAGGCCAACGACATCAAACAAAGCCTGCGCCAGCAGGGCTGGTCGCTCACTACTGAACTGATGGTGCATTGATGACCCACGAATTCAACCCTTTCACCGGTCGCCCGGTCCTAAAGGACCATACCCAGCGTCCCGCCGTCCCCGTCATCCCCGCCGAGCTGACCATCATGCCCGGCCGGTCGATCCTTTCCCGACTTTTCAGGAGATTTTTGCCATGAGCAGCCATCCCTTTCACCTCATCGCCAGCGACACGGACGCGGGCGAATGTGAGCGTGATCAGGTCGCATGGGAACTTGACCATGCCCTTCTCAACCTCACGCCCGAAAGCGCCTTCACCTTCCTGCAAAAGCGGGGCGAAGGCCTCCGGGCCATACTCGCCGATTTCATAGCCCCCCTCCTGACTGAGGACTGACCATGCTATTCACCATCGACCGCGACCCGCTGCTCAAAGCCCTGTCACACATTAATGGTGCGATCGAATCTCGCAACACCGTCCCGATCTACGCTAACGTCTTACTGTCTGCCGGACTGAAAGGGCTCAATATCACCGGTGCGGGCATGGACCTTCAAATGTCCTGCATGCTTGAGGCCGAGATCGAAACCAAAGGCGGCATCACGGTCCCGGCACGTACACTACTGGACGTGGCCCGCAACACCCCCACAGGGGCACAGATCCGCGTCTCTTATGACGCCGCCTCAGACCCGCGCGTCAAGATCAAGGCGGGCCGGGCGAACACCGCCCTCCCGACCCTGCCCGCGACCGATTTCCCGATCATGGAAAAGCTGGATGGCGTCACGCCGTTCAAACTGCTCAAAAGCGACCTTACGCGTCTGATCGATAAGACATTGCCCGCCGCCTCGACTGAAGAGACGCGTTACTATCTTAACGGCACCTATTTTCACACCATCACCGAAGACGGATCAACCTTCCTGCGCTCGGTCGGCACCAACGGTCACTGGCTGGCGCTGGCGGATATCCCTGCCCCTGAGGGGGCAGACGGCTCAGGGCCGGTCATCTTCCCTCGCAAGGCGCTTGCGTTGGCCCGCAAGATGGCCGACGCAGAAGGCGATTTGGTCGAAATTGCCTATACGACCTCAAAAATCATGGTTCGTGTGGGAAACCTGAAACTGGTCGCCAATGCCATCACCGGCAGCTTTCCCGACTATGGCCGCGTCATCCCCAGCGGAACGGGAAACACCATCGTCGAAGCCAAGGCGTCCGAGGTTGCCGCCGCCATCACGCGCGTCGGAGTCATGCACACCAGCAAAAGCCGCGCCCTAAGGCTCAATATGTCTCAGGAAAACGGCCTTTTGATTTCGGCCCGGGGCGATGATGGGGCCGAAGCTGACGATCTGGTGACAACAAAACAGACCGGCGAAAATTTTGAGGTCGGCTTTGCCGCCACCTACCTGAGCGCGGTGACAGGCCTGATCGGAGACGGTCAGATAATCATGCACCTGACAAATCCGGCCAACCCCTGCCGCATCCATGACGCCAGCGACCCCGGTGTCACCTTCGTTCTCATGCCTTTGAGGGTCTGACCATGGCCGGTTCAGTCAACAAGGTGATTATCGTCGGCCACCTAGGCCGCGATCCGGAGGTGCGCACGCTCAATTCGGGCGAGCGCATCGCCAACCTGACCGTCGCCACGTCCGAACAGTGGCGTGACAAGCTATCGGGCGACCGCAAGGAAAAGACCGAATGGCACCGGGTCGTCATCTTCAACGATAACCTCGCCAAGATCGCCGAGCAGTACCTGCGCAAGGGCTCCCCGGTCTATCTCGAAGGCTCGCTGCAGACCCGCAAATGGACGGACAACTCAGGCGTCGAGAAGTACACGACCGAGATAGTGCTGAAGAACTTCAACGGCACGCTGACCCTGCTGGGCAGTCGCGGCGAAGGCAAAGGCCCGCCCGCCGCCGACAGTCTGGACGATTACGGCTACGAGCCCCGCGCCCAGCGCGGCACCGACGCCACCGGCCGGAGCATAGACCCCGGCACGGCCCCCTTTGATGATGAAATCCCCTTTTAGGAGACCTGACGATGGCCCGTGTCTATCTGGCGTCAAGCTGGCGCAATCCCCTTCAACCCACCGCTGTGCAGATCCTTCGGGAGAACGGCCACGAGGTTTACGACTTCCGCAACCCATTTAACGGCGTCCCCGGTTTCGCGTGGTCGGAAATCGACCCTGACTGGAAAAACTGGACGGCCAACGAATACCGCCGCCACCTGACTACCAACCCGGTCGCCGCACGCGGCTTCCTCAGCGACTTCCGCGCCATGCAGTGGGCCGACACCTGTGTGCTTCTGTTGCCGTGCGGACGTTCGGCCCACCTCGAAGCCGGCTGGTTCACTGGTCAGGGCAAGCGCTGCATCATCCTGACGCAGAACGGCGAAGAGCCGGAACTGATGGCGCTTCTGGCTACCGATATCTGCGTCAATATCCATGAGGTTCTGGACATTCTCGGTCGGAATGCAACGCGGGAGTCCGCGTTCGCATGATCACGCTCGGCTTTATCCAACCCGATACGCTTTTCCGCCTACTCCACGTGATGCAGCAGGCGGGAGAGGCATTGCCGCACCACGCGAACGTCACCGTTCAGGCGGGCGACCTTCGCCACGCGCTGGGCATCAATCCCGGCTGCAACGATTGCCAGGGCAAGGGCTTCACCTGTGACGCGCCTGAGCTGCCGCTCGCCACGCAACACCCGGCCGCGTGCCCGGAATGCTTTCCCGCCCGCGTCAGCAAATCGTTGCTGACCCAAGAACAGCAGGCAATCTAACCATGGAAATTAAGACGATCGAAGGGGCGACCCGCGTATTCGACGCACCCGCCAATTGGGATCAGGAAGCGAATGGCGCTTGCTTGCCATTGACTGTCCGTGACGAACTGATCGACGGCGTGCCGTTCATGGTCTCGGCCCACCAGCCGACCGCCGCTGAGCTGCAACGCCTGCAACAAGGCGCACCGGTCTACCTCGGCATCTCCGCGAATGTGCATCCTGTCATCTTCCTCTCCGTGGGCGAAATGCAGACGGAAGCCGCTGCCGACGATGAGCCGTCCAAAGTCCGCAAGGTCGATTACACCGCCCTGTCCAGCGATCTGCGCGCGCTTGCCCAACAGCGGGTCAGCGATGCGATTCGTAGCGTCCTGCAGCTTTGCCAGACGGCCGACGAAGCGGTCGTGGTCAATCTGGCGATCCTGACGACGATGGGGGCTGCGGCCGCCGGGTCGTTCGCCAAGCATCAGGGCTACGGTGTCGATGACATGCCGATCTCGAAGCTGCTGCCCGCCCTGTTCGAAGCGATGGAAGAGGCGACGGCCGAAGCGGAGGCGCGGCAATGAACCGGCCTACTTTCGGGGATGGCTGGATCAGCCTCGAACATGTCCTGCGCTTCCCCGACTCCGCCCGCGTCCGCGAATGGCGGTCGCTCGATCGCGTCTGGATTTATTCCACCGAACACCACGCCTATTGGGGGCCGCGCCGCTCAGGCTACTACACCGACGGTCTTTTGGCGGGCATCTACACATTCGCCGACGCCTTCGCATCGACCAGCCACTGCGGGCCTGAAAAAGGCATTACCTACCGAAGCGCGGCTTATTTCGAGCGCAGCGACTTCTTTGCGCATTTTGCAAATAACCCGCCCCCCATCGCGTGGACCAGCCAAAAGCAACTGGATTGGATGGAGACCGACCCGAAGGGCTGCTTCCTCCAAGCCTTTCCGACGCCCGACCACATCAACGATGTCCCACTCTATCTGAGAGGCAGCGCATCGTAATGACCCGCGTACGCGCACCTTCAGAAAAGGCCGTACAGCCCGCAAGCCACGTTTCCGGGCACACGCGCACCTGTCAGGTGTGCGGCGGCCTCTACACGTCGCCCGTGCTGACGGCTCGTTTTTGCGGGCGTGAGTGCCGGTCGGCCTACGACAACCGGATCAAAGCGCGGGGCGTCATCCTATACCACCTGTTCATGGCGCTGAGGTACGAGCGCGGCCTCGCCAAAATCATCGGGCTCTGGTCGCTAATCTGTAGAGCAGCATCCCACTGGCGCGCCGAAGATGAAGCCGAGCGCGCGGGTCGCGCGTCTTGGTCGCCACCTCAATCGATCATCCAGAAGAACCCGCACCTGTTCAGTCGCGTAATCGTAAAGCGGAAGGCGAAGCCATGAGCCAGACCGAAAGCATAGATCAGCTCGCCGCCCGACTCGGTGAAACCGCCCGCTGGGTCCGTGAGCACTGGCGTCAACTGCCGGGCCTGCCCGCCCCTATCATCCCACCGACCAATGGCCGCCGCGCCAAATGGCGGACGGCCGATCTCGACCGCTACTTCTCCGGCGAACTCCCCGCCGTGGCGACTGAGCCCTACACGCCGCCCCCGCCCGCGAACCGCCCCAAGGCCCCCGACCTGACGGCGCAAGTCCTCGCTGCTGCCGGCGTCCGCTCTTGACGGGCGGCGTGGCGGCGCGCCTTACTGCCCCCACCTCCCTCTTGCTGATTTTCGATGTCCAAAGCCAAAGCCCCCGAATCCCACCGCAACGGCCTGAGCTGGCGCGACGGCCGCCCGCGTTGGGTACCGTCCCCCGCCTCCCGAAACCTCGGCGTCAAAGGCCGCGACCTCAAGCATCCAAATGGCGAATGGGTGAACGATCGAGGCTTGGCCATCAGCCTCGCCGACAGCCGCGCATTTATCGCAAAGGTCATCCGCAACGCGACCCGGCCGGGCGCGGCCGGTGACGCCGCGCGCACGGCGCTGACGGCACTCACTGGCGACCTGCCCGCGCCGACCACTCCTGACGAAAAGCTGCGGCGCGCCAACATCGAGGATCTGATCAGTCTGGCGCGACAGCTCTTTGGCAACCTTCCCCCGGTGCCAAAGGTCATTTCCGGCCCGACTGTCGGCGAGCTGGTCCGCGCCTATTTTCTCGTGCCGATCCAGAGCCCCGAACAGCGTGAGCGCGGCGTCGGCACCATCATCGATCCAGCGACCATGCAGGTGTCCGAGGTGCCGTGGCACCGGGACGCCGGGATACCGCACGCCGTCACCCTGAGCACCCTGAAATTCTACGCCACGCAATCGAAGAAGCTGGTGAAGAAGTACGGGCACAACGGCACCGAGACCCTGACGCAGGACGAGGCCTACAACTGGTACCACACCGAGCTGGTGGATGATTTTGCCCTGACAACGGCAAACGCCGTCGTCGGTACCGGCGCGGCGATCTTCCGGTGGGGTACGCGCGCGAAAAATCCGCAGGGCCAGCTATGGACCCGCGCGCAACCCTTCTCCCGGCTCGACACCGCCAAGCCGAAGGGGCGGCTGGTCTTTTGGCCAGGTGCGATCGAGGCCGCCTTCGTGGCTTTCTGCGATGAGATGGGCGCGCATGACGTGGCCGACGCCGTGATCATGGGGAACTACACGGGCGCGCGTCAGATCGATATGGTCATCCCATCGATCGAGCAGCTATCAGGGCGCTCATGGCGCTACACGCCGACGAAGACCGCCCGCCGCTCGAAGGGCGAAGGACACCTCGAAGCCCTGCCGGGAATCATGCCCCAGCTTGCAGAGCGCATCGAGATGCGCATGGAGCGCCTGCGGCAATCGGGCGTCACCTATCTCAACCCCGGCGCTGAACCGTTCCTGTGGAACATCGTCGAGAACAAACCGCACACCAGCCTCTCGATCGGCGACCGCTTCATTGACCTGAAGAAGATGGCGATGCGCCGGGTGGCATGGGGCGAGCGCCCCGAACTCGCCGGCATCGAGAACCTGCGGCTTCAAGACACGCGCGACACCTGTGTCACGCGACTGTTCGTCGCCGCGATGATGGATAAGACCGACCGCTTCGACCGCACCATCTATGAGCGGATCAGCGCATGGACCGGCCACAGTCTGAAAAGTATCGAAACCATCGTTCGCTTCCACTACCTGACTCTGCGCGAAGAAGGCGCGGTCGAGACCGCGAAGCAGTACGAGGCATGGGCTCTCGCCGCCGGTCAGGCCCTTTAATCCGGCAAAAAGTCACACGTGTGACTTGGGAAAAGTCACAAACGGCCCTGAAAAGTCACACGCGGCTTGATTTGAAATGGAAAAACCGCCCTCCAATTAACGGCGGCAATGAGATTTATTTAATCTGTCATAAACCCGGACTAATGCGCCATGCCTTGATTTAGACACGCTGTCGGCGCAGGAAGCACACCCGCATTTTATTTCGCACTGCAACAGGGTGTGAGGCGACAAGACCGCGCGTACCTGTTAAAGGGGCAGATATTTGCTGAATTTCCAGCCAATTACCTTTAGCCCGATTAGCTTAGCCCATTACCTTTAGGACGCCCCTCCCTTGCTCCGCCCGCTCTATGACTGGACCCTGAAACAGGCCGCCAAACCGCACGCCGAAAAAATTCTGGCGGCGATCTCCTTCGCCGAAAGTTCGTTCTTTCCGATTCCGCCGGATGTGATGCTGGCGCCCATGGCGCTGGCCAAGCCTGAAAAAGCCTATCGTCTGGCCTTCATCTGTACGCTGGCTTCGGTTGTGGGGGCGCT